ATACCTTAGCTTGACAGTGGTCCTTCGGACATTAGATCGAAGCCCGATACGACCACTCCGTATGCTACCGGCCAATAAAGCAAGCATTAGACCATTCGGGTTCTCAAAGAACCCTCGTGGCCTGTTGCAGCGCTCACTGGTAGACATATCGACGCTATACGATCGAGCCAGCGGGACAACGCAGCGGTAGCGATAACCGCCGTTGCGATGCAACCGAAGACTCTTTCGTACACTACCCAGCGGGACCTTAATACCAGCCGAATCATCCTCATCGAACGGTACAGGAATAAACCTGCACTGCTTTTTGAGGAATTCGATCAGGCGAGGTAGGGGTATCCCATGGTGCGCCGACCATCTATTCAGTCGGTTGATGGCACTGTAGCAGTCCTGTGCGTTGTGGAGTCCTGTAAGATAGACCCCACGAACGTTGTGGCCCTGATAAAAGTCAGAGCCACAGGACTCTCGGAAAAGTCCCGTATTAAAGGACTTGTCTTTGTTGACTGAAAATCCGCAGACTTCAAGCAAAGTGCAAACGAGGTCATAAGCCTCGCGTCGCACAATGATGTCGTCTCCGAAAACGGCGAAATTGCCGTCAGTCCGCTCATTTCGGCGTGTAAATGGAAGTCCACACGCTTTATAGGCGCCAAAGACTAAAGCCGAGAAGAATATCGTCTGAAGAGGGAACGTAAAAGCATTCCCCATGGACGATATCATATGCAGCTCTAGCTTACTACCATCTGGAAGGATGGTAGAACGACAGCTTGTCCTCTCCAGCCACCTAACCAAAGGTTGCGGAAAGAACTCACGGACGAGTGCTAGAGACATCGAATCACTGGCAGAGGAGAGATCGATAGTACCAAACTCTCCGGTCAGCGACCCGATTCGAGCTAAGCGTCGATTCACGAGTTGTTGATCAACCAGGCAAATTGATGTTACCTGGCGGAGTCTTGACTCTAGAACCTTCGCTATACCCTTCTGAAATAACATATTCAGAACGGGCTCGGTGCATATAGTTCGACTTATTTCCGAAGTTTTCGGAACAAAGCACAGACGACTGCTCTCTGCTACCGCATAACCGAAGCGTTCCGCTCTTGATGATTCCATTGCGAGCCACGTTGGGTTATGACGAATAGCCTGCAAGTAAAGCTTATGCAGTGCTGTACTGCTAGCAGCTAGGTTGCTGAGTGCCAACTTAGAATAAAAGTCGGTCTCCGGACTTCCTAAACTGCTACCTGGTCCGACCCCAAAACCACTAAATATCTCGTTAGTGGATAAAAGGTCGCGCTCGTGAAGACCCCATTTTTGTGAAACGGGATCATGCACTGGCGGGAAACAGAAACGGTAGAGGAAGGCTTTCGCCTCCCCCAAAGCCGTCCTGACCCAACTAGGGTGGCCAACTGTATCTAGTTGAAACTGACGACAACGGTCGTTTACCTTCGTAAACAACTCTAACGCTTTGGAATCCGTCTCAGGAGACGTTCCATTAGTACTGTTAAGGTACTTTTTGGTAAGGCTCTTAACGAGATGACCCATCGCGAACTGCCGAACAGTTTGGTCTGGGTAGGAGCTTTTGGCTCCATTCCAGCCGGCCACTTGCAGATCAGCGAGTAACAGTGAAGCAACATCACCAGCGTTAATACGATAGTAAGAGCTCCAGAAGTGTGATGAACAATACTAC